CAGCGGCTCCACCGTCTACAGAGCTATGGCTCTCTGCGACGGCGCTGTCGTGGATCCCGACGCATTTGTCTGGACGACCATCGCTTAATAGCGCAACCTAACGGGGCGGGGGTAACACCCTGCCCCATTTTACGGAGGAACCTATGGCATTTTTAGACGATGTAAAAACTGCGCTCCGGATCACCCACAACAAGCTGAACGATGACCTGACGGCGAAGATCCAGGCTGCACGGGCAGAACTGATCCGGATCGGCGTCGATGAAACTAAGGCGGCCTCCGAGACGGATCCGCTCATCGTAGAAGCCGTGAAGACCTACGTGCAGTACAAGTACACCGATGACGAAAAGGCTCAGGAGGGCTACTGGAACTCCTGGGTGACTCAGGTGGACGGCCTGCGCAAGTCGACAGGCTATATGAGGAGTGAGTCTGATGCAGAATGACGTTATCAGCCTGGTGGCCAAGACCTACACGATCGACGCCTACGGTGACACCGTCGCAACCAGGACGACTCGTGACGTGTTCGCGGAGATCCGCAGCATCGGCATGAAGGAAAAGTACGAGGCGCTGCAGGCAGGCCTGAACCCCGAGTACACCTTCGTGCTGGCGGACTACTACGAGTATGATGACGAGGACGAGATCCAGTACGGCGGCAAGACCTACCGCGTGATCCGGACGTACAGGAACGGCCAGACGATAGAGATCGTCGTGACGAGGGACTCTTCGGAGGTGTCCGATGGCAGTACCCAGTCAAGTTAAGTTTAAAAAAGGCGGCGTCGAGTTCCAGAACTCCTGCGACCGGGCGAACTACTACATCGAGGAGTTGACCCGGGCCGCGCTGAAGGACGTGGGCAAGTTTATCTGCCGTGAGACGCGCAAGGCCATCCATAGGGTGACCGGCCGAGCGGCGAAGAACACCCAGTACTGGGTCCGCAAGAAGGAGCAGGACTGTCTGGTCGGCTTTAAGACCGCCGGCTGGTATGGCTCCTATCAGGAACTCGGTACCGAGAAGACCCCGAAGATCGGAGCGCTGCGGAACGCCGTAGACGCGAACATCGACATGATCCAACAGATCGAGGCGCAGTACCTGTCCGCGATCGAGGACGAACTGAACGCACAGTCGCTGATCAATGAAGAGGAGGAGCTGGGCGAAGATGAGAACTGATACGAACAAGCTCCGCAAGGAGGTCAGGGATGTAATGGCTGCCGCGCTGACCGGCGTGACGGACCGTATTTACTACCTGAACTTCCCGAAGCCGGCGACCTACCCCTACGCAGTCTTCGAGCTGCGTGAGGTGCAGTCCGTAGACGGCAGGACAAACTACACGCTGGAAGTCGATGTGGTCAGCCAGAGCGCGAGCACGACCATCAGTATGGCCGATGCGCTGAGCAATGCGTTCGACCACGACGCAGTTAGCACAGAGGCTCTCTTTTTCCACTCGTACCGGGCTCGCCGGTATGCGGTCCTGGAAGAAGATAAGAGCATCCAGAGGGTCCACCTGCAGATGGACCTGTTTTATTACACCAAGGAGGAATAAAGCATGATTAGAAGTTTACGCACGACCACCCCGGAGAATTTGCTGCTGGGCGTGGGCGCGTTCTACAAGAACTTCGTGATCGGTACCGACACGCCTGCAACCGCGACGGCCAAACTGCTGGGCGCGACTGACGGCGGCGGCACGCTGGCGATCGTCCCGCAGATCAGACAGGTCTCCGTAGATGGAGCCCCGGGCGACGTAAAAGGCCTGAAGGTCAATGACGGCTTCACGGCCACGATGAGCGTCAACGTAAAGGAAGTCACGCTGGACAACCTAAAACTGGCGCTGGGCGCATTTGCCACGACCACGAACGGTATCACCGGCAAACACGAGATCGAGGACACCGACTACATCGACAGCATCACGTGGGCTGGCACGATCTCCGGCAAGAGCACGCCGGTCTATATCGTCATGAAAAACGTGCTGAGCGTGAACGGTCTCAACCTGACCGTGAGCGATAAGAACGAGGCCGTCATCCCTGTGACCCTTACCGCGCATTATGCGCTGAGCGATCTGGACACTCCGCCGTTCGAGATCGTTTACCCGGCATCTTAGGGTGCGGAACCTCGTAACAGCAGACCTCTTCAAGGCCGTCCGGACCATTAAGGCGAGCGGCCTGAGAGAGGAGGTCAAGCCGTTGCTGAAACAGGCATCGGAAGGCCAGGCTGACGTACAGAATGTCGGCATCGAAGCGATCATGACCGTAGTGGGCGCCCTGGCGGAGAGCGGTGTCGAGCGGTCTCTGTATGAGCTTCTGTCTGGCCCATTTGAAATGGATCCTTCCGAAGTGGCAGAACTGGACATCCTCGAATTGTGCGAGAAGATCCAGTGGCTGTGGAAAGACGGGAACCTGCAGCCTTTTTTCGAGCAGCTGCTGCGTTTGACTTCTACGAAGTGATCGACGCAGTCGGCGACCGATACGATCTCGTGCTGCAGATGGATCTGGAAGAGGCTATCGGCTTCATCCAGTACCGAATACGAAAACGAGTTGATGATCTCATCTTCATCCGGTGGATCGCTGGTCCGCAGTATGAGATGAGCCTCGAAGAGTTTAAGTCGAAGCTTCGCCCGCAGAAGGTGCGCAGCGACGAAGAGATCCTCGACGAGGTCTATGCTGCATTCGAGAAAGCAGGGATCAAATGAACATATTCACACTGACCGGCACGATCCTGGTGGACAGTGCCAAGGCAGAACAATCTATAAGCAAGACCGGCGAGCAGGCGGAAGGCCTCGGTACCAAACTGGCCAACGGCATCAAGACTGCCGGCAAGTGGGCTGCCGGTGTCACCACTGCGGCTGTCGCGGTAGGTGGCGCGATGGTAGCAGCCGCGAAGGACGCATCGGCGACTCTGGATGTCATCGACAAGGGCGCTCAGCGCATGAAGATCTCCACGGACTCCTACCAGGAACTCGCGCACGCTGCGGATCTCTCCGGCGTGTCCATGAGCACCCTGGAGAAGGCCGCGAAGAAGCTGGAGGGCACGGACATCAACTTCGATGAGGCTATCGAGCAGATCTATGCCTTGGAAGATGCTGAAGACCGGGCGGCAATGGCTGCGGAACTCTTCGGAGAAAACGTAGCCTACCAGATGACCCCGATGCTGAACGCATCCGCAGAGGATATGGCAGCCATGCGCCAGGAAGCGCACGACCTCGGCCTGGTAATGGGCGAGGAGGCTGTAGCGAACGGCGCAGCCATGAACGACATGTTTGCGAAGGTGGAAGGCGCCCTGGGCGCTCTGAAGACTTCCCTTGCGAGCGAGTTTATGCCGTACATCATGGAGATCCTCCAGTGGGTGCTGGATAACATCCCGATGATCCAGGAGACTGTCGGCACTGTCATGGACGCCGTCTGGCCGATCGTGAAGGTCGTGCTGGACCTCATCATGGACGCGCTACCGCCTCTGCTGAACGCGATCAAGGGCTTCATCGACTGGATCCTTCCATATCTGACCCCCGTCATCGATGCCGTCAGCGGCTTGATCGAGGGCGTCATCGCTCTGATCAACGGCGATGTGGAAGGCTTCGTGGAAAGCGTGACCAACTTCCTAAGCACGCTCATCGACTCCCTGCTGGGTATCGGCGAAGACATCTTTAACAGCCTGTGGCAGGGCTTCAAGAATGTCTGGGAGGACATTAAGACCTGGGTGTCCGATAAGGTGTCCTGGCTGACTGATAAGCTGGCCTTCTGGCGAGATGGGGCCGACGAGATGCGCGAAGAACATCGAAGCAGTCACGCTGCCGGACTCCCGATCGTGCCGTATGACGGCTACGTGGCCGAACTGCACCGTGGCGAGACCGTTATGAACGCCGGATCTGTTAACCAGCTGATCGATGCCATCAACAGCCTCGGGCAGGCTCAGGCAGGTTCTTCGCAGCCGATAAGCGTGCAACTTAACCTGGACAGCATCACCCTGGCGCAGCTTCTCGTGGATCCTCTCCGGAGAGTGCAGCAGTTTAATGGCAGCAGCTACATATCGATGGGAGGTAGTGCCGTATGACCTTAACGTATGCAGGCTA